TTCTGCTCTCATATCGTTTGGGGATAGTTTGAGTGGTTTCAAGAATCCGTCTTATAAATCGCAGATCGCTAACAATGAGAATGCTACCACACCGTTAGAGGCATCGTCGCGCCAGGTAGTTGATATTGTACCCGTTTCTTACGAGTACACTATTAATCGACCTGGTAATGACGATGATACTGCATCAGGGAACTCATCTAATATAGTTGTGTTCACTGAGCCCTCACTGCCTCTCCTGTCAACCGTTGATAACATGGCTCGCTCTCGAGTCTATCAGGCCATTTCTTCCCCTGCAAAGGGGTTGCAAATGCTTGGTGAACTTGGTGAGACGCTCGCGCTTATTCGTCAGCCTGCTGTCGGGTTACGTAAAGGTATTGACTCTTATCTCAAGTTTGCTCGAGATATTAGACAACGCTATTCACGCACCCGCAGGATACACGATTATGCTAAAGCGATCTCAGAGTTGTGGCTCGAATACTCCTTCGGCTGGAAGCCCCTTTTAATTGACATCGAGAACGGCTATGCGGCATTTCGCCGTAGAGCTGACGTTCCTGATTATATCAATTTTAAGGTGCATGCCCATGATAAAGAGCTTAGGTCCGTTTTTGTTAACAACAAAAGCGAGCTTTCTGCTATTATTCATGTTACTGCCGATACTACATTCGAGGCTGGTGTCACCTATAAAGGTAAGTCCGAGTTGATTTTAACCGCCAAAAGCGGCTATCTTCTCTCTACTAACCTTCCTGATTTTGTTCCGGCTGCCTGGGAGCTTGCTCCTTGGTCATTTTTGATAGACTATTTTGTTAACGTTGGAGACGTTCTTGATTGCTGGGCTACTGCTCAGGTCTCGAAATTCTCCGCGTTATCGTCTACAGCTCGTAACATTGCAACTACATCGTCGACTGCTACAATCTCTGGCTATACGCCTCAGATTGCTAACTTCTCGACGTGGAGTGAAGTTCAGGGTGGTGCCACCACTATCACAAAAACCGTTTCGAGGACTATACCTTCAGATATTGCTATCCCTGATTTTCGTCTTACGCAGCATTGGTCAGTGCCTCGTGCACTGAACATAGCTGCTCTGATTACTCTCAGGGGTGCGGATCTAAAGTTTAAGCTTCGAGATTAAATTTAACCTCCTTCGAAAGGGAAATTGTATGAGCACTGCTCTTACGTCACCAGTCACAGGCTCTGCCCAAACTGGTTTTACCTCACCCACTTACACTTTAGTAAGTGATGTCCCACCTGATAGTAACGGTCGTCAATATGCCGTTACTGCTCTCGGTGGAACCCGGGTCGGTGCTACAGACAATACTCCGAGTCCTCCGTTCACTGTTACGTTTGTACGCCCTAAAGCGTTCAAACTTCCAGCTGCTCGGAACTCTAATACTGGCTTAGCATCTGCGTTCCCAAGGAATAACTGGAAGGTCATTGTCCGCAAAGGCGCCTATATAGACGTCACGCAAAGCAATCCCCCTCAAGTTATGACCATGACTGCCGATATCTCCCTTCCTGCTGGAGCGGAAAGCAATAGCCCGGCCGAAATTCGTGCCATGTTATCGCTTTTCATTGGAAGTTTATCTTCCATCTCCGCAAGTTTGGGTGATTCGTTAGTCACTGGTGTACTTTAGTACATCAGTTATGGAACACATAGTATGGGCTGCTGTCGTACTGGTGTACTACGTTTACGTGTACATCAGTCCGGCCAGTGTCCCCTAACTAAACCTTTGAGGTAAAACTTTATGGGCTATTGTCCTGATGCTCTTTACCAGCATGTTTTGTCAGATACCGAAAGGTATCGAAACAGGCACCCTGAGTTCTCCTACGCTTCTTCTGGTCAGTTTCGTAGTTATTACGACGCTGCTCTCAGAAGCTTGGAGTCCTCTATTACAAAGAAATATGTGTCTAGAGAACGGTCTAGTTCATGCAGAAAAGACGCTGTTAGTCTTTTCCTTGCTATGAATGACCACTGTTCTTCTATTCATATAAGACAGTCGGAGCTTATCGCTCAGATGAGATACACAGCCTTTCGCGAGCTTCCTGCTCTTGATTGGTCTAGTATCTTCCACCATGGCCGTAACGGTCCTGGCGCTTCTGTCTCTTCTCGCGGCTGTAATTCTAGCTTCGAAAAGTTCTTTGTGAATAAGTGCACTACAACCTCACCCTCGCTCTATAAAGAGTATAGGGACTATCTTAGAAAGTTTCCCTCATGGCTGAGCGCTGATCTTCGGCGCTCAATGTTACATGATGGGAAATCTTTTGAGGTTGTTACATGCAGTAAGCTTTCCACTGTTCCTAAGAACGACAGTATAGATCGTACGATCTGTACTGAACCCTCCCTTAACATGTTCGCCCAATTAGGTCTCGGTGAATTGATTAACAATGCACTTAGATCCTTTTACGGCTATAATCCGGCCTTACAACCTGATCGTAACCGAAAGCTTGCGTGTTATGGAAGTCTTGGTAAACATCTTGATACGATCGATCTTAGCTCAGCTTCCGACAGTATATCTTTGTCGTTGTGTGAGCTCGTCCTGCCGGCTGATTGGTTTGCTGCGATCCTAGATTGCAGGTCTCCTTCAGTTGACGTGGATGGTCGACTTGTCACCTTGAATATGGTTTCGTCTATGGGGAATGGTTTTACCTTTCCTCTTCAGACTTACATATTCTCACTTCTCATTAAGTGTCTTTGTAAGATCCTTGATGTTAAGTGGGCTCGCTACGATAGCGTAAGCTACTTTGGCGTTTTTGGTGATGATATCATCGTCCCAGCCTCTCTAAGCTTCTATGTCGTCGAAGCTTTGACATCTCTTGGTTTTAAACCAAATTTGTCTAAGTGCTTTTTCGGTCCTGAAGACTTTAGAGAAAGTTGTGGCACTGATTGGTACTCTGGCCGTGATGTTAGAGGAGTCTACTGTAGAGGTCTCTCGACCCTACCTGATAGGCTTTCTTTGGCAAACCGACTCTTACGTTGGTCTGCCAAACATCGCGTGTCAGTGACTAATACCATTCAGTATGTTTTACCTTCGGATTGGCGTCGTTTTACAGTTCCTAGTGACTGCGCTGACACAGCTGGCTTGAAGGTTCCTTTTTATTTAACTCATAAGAAGGACTTCAAACACCAGCAATTTTCTCCTAGGAGAAAGTTGTTCCGTGCGCTTACTAGTAACGGCATGCTTAAGCCTTCTCACAATAACCCTCTCGGGTTTTTGCTCGAAGCTTCGGCTGGACGCCTACGTTCTAGCGGTCTTGACCGTAAGGTAAGTCAAGTCCGTTATTCGAAAGTCTTCGGCGATAGCCCTTACTGGGCTAGATCCTTAGATCTTAAGAGGAACGGTATCAACTTTGTTGATTGGGAGACTTTATGCTGGGTTAACCTGACTGGGTAACTCAGCCCTCGGTGCTTGCACCTTCTCGTCCGCCTGCCC